AGTACATACTTTAGAGACAATTTATATTTCTGTTCTCCAGAACAAATATATATGTATAATTTAAAACCTCACTTAAGCTATTGTTTTATTAAGCCTTTAAAAAATAAAAATATTTTAGAGAATAGAAAAGAGCAGCCTAATGTTGGTATAGTAAAATATACTAATAAGTCCTTAGAAGCTGCAGGAGTAACACCTGGGACACTTATTACGTTTACACCAAACTCTGAATTTGAGTTTATTATAAATGGTGAACGACTTTATTGTATGAAATCAAATGATATAGCTTTAACTCATGAATATCAAGGAGACGAAAAAGAAAATAATCCAAGCTGGGCAAAAAGCAGTTGAGGAACTTATTAAAGTAGCAAAAGAAAAGATTGTTGACTCAGACGACGACGTAAGCGCTGACAGATTAAAAAATGCTGCTGCAACAAAGAAGTTAGCTATATTTGATGCTTTTGAAATATTAACCAGAATACAAGTAGAAGAAGATATTTTAAATGAAAAGCCTAAAGAAGTTAAAGAACAAAAAACTTTTAAAGGTTTTGCAGAAGGGAGAAGCAAATGAGTTACGAGCAAACTCTTTGGAAAGAGGTTAAAGATTTAATTAACCCTAAAATATTAAAGAAACAAAATCGTTTCAAAAAATGGGAGTATGGTTATAACTCTGATTATGATTTTATAGTAATAAGTAAAACTGGACAAATTGGACAAATCATTGAAATACAAAATCTCAGGATTGCTTTACCAGCAACAAATGAACCGTTTAAACGAAGCGAAGAAAAAGCGGAGCAAAGATGGGAAAAAGCAGATTACCCAAAAGAACTAAGTAGAATTAAATCAAGGTTTGACTGGGAAGATTATGACACTGAATTTAAAGAAAAGTGGTACGACTACATAGATGAAGAATTTAAAAGAAGAGATCAAGGGTTTTGGTTTTATAATAAAGGTTTACCTACTTATATTACTGGTACTCATTACATGTACTTACAATGGTCAAAGATCGACGTTGGAGCACCAGATTACAGAGAAGCAAATAGATTATTCTTTATATTTTGGGAAGCATGTAAGGCAGATACGAGATGTTACGGGATGTGCTACCTTAAAAACAGAAGGTCTGGATTTTCATTTATGTCCTCGGCTGAACTTGTTAACCAAGCAACAATATCTAGTGACGCCAGATTTGGTATACTCTCTAAATCTGGATCAGATGCTAAAAAAATGTTTACAGATAAAGTCGTGCCAATATCCGTTAACTATCCGTTTTTCTTCAAGCCGATCCAAGACGGTATGGATCGTCCTAAGACAGAACTGGCGTATAGGGTTCCGGCTTCAAAACTTACTAGAAGAAAGCTTGAGAGTAATGAGCAACTAAGAGAACTAGATGGACTTGACACAACTATTGACTGGAAAAATACCGGCGACAACTCTTACGATGGTGAGAAATTAAAATTATTAGCACATGATGAAAGTGGAAAATGGGAAAGACCAGACAACATACTAAACAACTGGCGAGTTACAAAGACTACACTAAGGCTAGGATCAAGAATCGTAGGCAAGTGTATGATGGGTTCAACTTCAAACGCATTAGATAAAGGTGGAAACAACTTCAAAAAATTATACTATAATTCAGACGTTACAAAGAGAAATCGTAACGGACAAACTTCTTCTGGACTCTATTCTTTGTTCGTCCCTATGGAATGGAACTACGAAGGATTCATGGATTCTTACGGATTACCTGTTTTCATTAGAGAAGAAAATCCAATCAAAGGAGTTGACGGTTACGACATTACAACAGGCGTTATTGAGCACTGGGAAAATGAAGTTGAAGGATTAAAAAATGATCAAGACAGTTTAAATGAATATTACAGACAGTTTCCAAGAACTGAACAACATGCTTTCAGAGACGAATCAAAACAGTCTATATTTAATTTAACTAAAATATACCAACAAATAGATTACAACGAAGAAATAAATAATTTAAGTAGAGTTTCTAAAGGTAATTTCCAGTGGGTAAATGGTGTTAAAGATACTAAAGTTGTATTCTACCCTAATGATAAAGGTAGATTTATGGTTTCTTGGGTACCAAATTTAGGATTACAAAATAAAGTTATAATAAAAAATGGCATTAAATATCCAGGCAACGAGCATATTGGAGCTTTTGGTTGTGACTCTTACGACATTAGCGGTACTGTTGACGGTAAAGGTTCTAATGGATCGCTACACGGATTAACTAAATTTTCCATGGAAGATGCTCCACCTAATCATTTCTTTTTAGAGTATATATCAAGACCTCAAACAGCTGAGATATTCTTTGAAGACGTGTTGATGGCTTGTATATTCTACGGCATGCCAATATTAGCTGAAAATAATAAACCTAGATTATTATATTATTTTAAACGTAGAGGTTATAGAGGTTTTTCAATAAATAGACCAGATAAAATTTGGAATAAATTATCTACAACAGAAAAAGAAATTGGTGGAATACCTAATTCAAGTGAAGACATTAAGCAAGCTCACGCGGCTGCTATTGAATCTTATATAGAAACTCACATTGGATATTCTAACGAAGAATATGGTGATATGTATTTTCAAAAAACACTAGAAGACTGGGCTACTTTTGACATAAACAACAGGACAAAGCACGATGCTTCTATAAGCTCTGGTTTAGCAATAATGGCTTGTAATAAAAACAAGTATACGCCCGTGCATATGATTACTAAAAAAAGTATTGATTTAGGTATAAAAAAATATAATAACGAAGGAAGTTTATCTAAAATAAAAAAATAAATGCAAATACAAACTTATAATGGCAGTTCATTCCCGGATCAGGTGGTACCTGACGAGGTTAAAGAAAGTTTAGACTACGGCAGGCAAGTTGGTAGAGCGATTGAAGGAGATTGGTTTAGCGGTACTAGAACTGGCGTGTCAGGCAGGTATAACACTAATTATAATAATTTTAGAAATTTAAGATTATACGCGAGAGGCGAACAAACAGTTCAAAAATACAAAGATGAGTTAGCAATTAATGGTGATTTATCTTATTTAAATTTAGACTGGAAACCAGTACCTATTATACCTAAGTTTGTAGATATAGTAGTTAATGGCATGGATGGCAAACTATATGATGTTAAAGCTTATGCTCAAGATCCAGAGTCAATAAAGAAAAGAACTCAATATGCAGAAGCTCTACTAAGAGATATAGAAGCAAAAAAACTTATAGATCAAATACAGAGTGTAACAGGCATGAATATGTATTCTACTTCTAATCCAGAAGATCTTCCTCAAAATAGAGAAGAATTAGATGTACATATGCAATTAACTTACAAGCAATCAATTGAAATTGCAGAAGAAGAAGCTATAAACAACACTTTAGCATTTAACAAGTACGAACTTACTAGAAGAAGAATGGCGCAGGATTTAGTAGTTTTAGGCATTGGCGCTGTTAAAACTTCTTTTAACTTGTCTGAAGGTGTTACTGTAAAGTACGTTGATCCGGCTGACTTAGTTTATTCATATACTGATGATCCAAACTTTCAAGATATATGGTACGTAGGGGAAGTTAAATATATAAGTTTAAATGAACTTAAAAAAGAATTTCCTTACTTAGATGATGAAGATTTAGAAACAATACAGCAGTACCCTGGTAGCGCTAGCTACAACTATCAATTTAACGGCAGACAAGACAACAATAGTGTAGCTGTTTTGTATTATGAGTATAAAACTTATAGTAATCAAGTTTTTAAAATAAAAGAAACTAACACTGGCTTGGAAAAAGCTATTGAAAAACCAGATACTTTTAATCCACCTAAAAACGATAACTTTGATAGAGTATCAAGATCTATAGAGGTATTGTATCAAGGAGCAAAAATTTTAGGCCACGACATGATGTTAAGCTGGAAGCTAGCTAAGAATATGGTAAGACCAGATTCTAATTTAGTTAAAGTAAATATGAATTATAACATATGCGCTCCTAAGATGTATAAGGGTCGTATAGAGTCCTTAGTTAGTAGAATGACAGGTTTTGCTGATATGATCCAACTAACTCATTTAAAGCTTCAACAAGTTTTAGCTAGAACAGTGCCAGATGGTGTTTTCTTAGATGTAGATGGGTTAGCAGAAGTTGACTTAGGTAATGGTACTAATTATAATCCAGCAGAAGCATTGAATATGTATTTTCAAACTGGTAGTATATTAGGTAGATCGATGACTCAAGATGGTGGCGCAAACCCAGGTAAAGTTCCAATACAAGAGCTACAATCCGGATCAGGAGCTGCTAAGATGCAGTCTTTAATTCAAACTTATCAATATTATCTACAAATGATGAGAGATGTTACCGGTCTTAATGAAGCTAGAGATGGTAGTCAGCCAAATAAAGATTCTTTAGTAGGTTTACAAAAGCTTGCTGCTGCTAATTCTAATACAGCAACTAAACATATAGTACAAGCTAGTTTATATCTATCAGCTAGAACATGCGAAAATATATCTTTAAGAATAGCTGACATGCTAGAGTTTCCTCTAACTAAAGAAGCTCTAAAGTCAAGTATTAGTTCTTACAACGTAGGTACATTAGAAGACATGCAGAATTTAAATATGTTTGAGTTTGGTATATTTTTAGAGTTAGTTCCAGACGAGGAAGAAAAAGCTCAACTAGAGCAAAACATACAAGTAGCATTACAGTCACAATCTATAAACTTAGAAGATGCTATAGAGATAAGAGATATTAAAAACTTAAAGCTAGCTAATCAATATATAAAGATTAAAAGAAAACAGAAAGCTGCTGAAGATCAACAAAAGTCTCAAGCTAACATACAAGCTCAAGCTCAAGCAAATGCAGAGTCTAGTGAAAGAGCTACATTGGCTGAAATGCAAAAACAACAAGCGCTAGCAGAGACAACTCTTCAAATAGCTAAAGGTAAATCAGAATTTGAAATAAACAAAATGCAGCAAGATGCAGAGTTGAAAAAACAAATGATGCAGATGCAGTTCAAGTTTGACAAAGAGTTAAAACAAATGGAAGTAGATAGACTTTTTGAAAAAGAAAAGCTAATAGAAGATAGAAAAGATACAAGAACAAAGATTGAAGGTACTCAGCAAAGTGAAATGATTAATCAAAGAAATTTAAATTTACCACCTATAGATTTTAAACAAGGTGGCGGGGCACAAGACTCTATACCCGAAGCAATAGTAGAGTAATTATTAACTATTATATTATATTATGTCAGAAGAAATAAAAGAAACAAAAGGAGGAGAGTTGACTCAAGGTGAATTTAAAATTAAGAAAAAACCAAATAAATTAATTAAAGAAAACACTCCATTGAAAATAAATCTTAATAAAGAAAAAGTAGAAGAAGAGGTAAAAGAAGAGGTAAAAGAAGAGGTAGAGAAAAAAGTAGAAGAAGTGATAAAAGAAGAAGTTGATTTAAAAAAAGAAGAATCAACAGAACCTATTATACAAGAAATTACTGAAACTGAAGAAAAAAAAGAAGAAGTAAAAAAAGAAACAAAACCTCAACTAAACTTAGAACTACCTGAAGGTTTAGATAAGCTTGTTAAGTTCATGAAAGAAACAGGTGGAACTGTTAAAGATTATGTTAGATTAGACACTGATATT